GAGTTCAGCCACATCTAAATCGAAATCTCTTGAGTTTGAAGTTGCCATTTATTATGTAGATCCCATCATTCTGCTACGCATTCTCTTTCTTTGAGTAGCTGTAGGAGTTATGTTTGTGCCTTTAAAAGTCTTCTTTGTTTTTGTAGACATGGTTTTTGATCCTAAACCTGTTTTACCATTAGTCTTCTTTTTTACAGTGGTAGCTGCACCATTGATACCCATTTTTGATGCTTTAGTGCCATTAGTCTTTTTCTTCACAAGATTTGTAGGTCTAAGTTTTGGCTTTACAACATTAGTAACAGTTTTTGTTTTCTTCTTATCATCTGCTCTATTTGTGCTGTATTTTTTACCTTTGTAAGTGAATGTTTTACCTGCACCTAATTTCTTTCTAGCTTGTGAAAAAGCTTGAGCAAAAGATGTTGGTGCGGCAGGTTTTATTACGTTTGTTTTTTTGCCATTTGTTTTTTTTCTAGTATTAACTGCAAAATCAGAAACGTCTTTCTTCTTAGGGACAAATCCTTTAGCAAAATCAGATTTATCTCTAGGACCTATTTTGTTTTTAGTTGTGGCAAAATCAGAAACGTCTTTCTTTTTGCCTTTTTTTTCCATTCTTTCCATTATTTTTTCCTTTTTCTTTTTAGTGACGCTACTCTTCTTGGTTTACCAGCTGGTTGTCCCAACCGATTCTTTTGACTTATTCTACTACGCTTTTCAGCAGAAGTCATCTCCGAAACAGTTTTCGGAGTTTTCTTCGAAATCCTTTTAGTAGGGCGACAATAAGGCGTACCCCTCTTCTCACCTTTCTGACGACCACACGGTTTGCCCGTTTTAACATCTTTCCAGTCCTCCTTAAACCATCTCTTTAAGGCTAGTCCCTTTTTTGTTTTTCGTACAGCCATTATGAACGCTTCGTAACTTTACGTCTGCCAGATAGTACGACACCACAACCTCTAGCAATTTTTGGGTTATTTGTTTTTCTTTTTCTATATGCTTTGCCGTTTGCTGCTTTTATTACAGCTTTTTTATCCATGATACCACCAACAGCTTTTTTTGATTTATTGCCATAATTTGCAGCACCTACCTTTCGGCATTTTGCAATAGCACCTCCAGCATAAGCACTTGGAAAAACTTTAAACCTTGCTTTTACCTTGTGATAACATGCGTCTTTTTTTGACATTTCTTAACTCCTCTAATCCTGACACTCTATAACATTTACAAGACCATTTTTTATGTCCACAGTCTATACAATATTTAACTGGACTTCCTCTTATTACTTCTCCTTTTTTTAGAGGCACAATGTGCTCTTTCAGAAAAACCTCTTGGTCTTTTGCAGTCGATCTTTCTTTTTCTTTTGGCACTCCATTTCCTCTTAGTTCCAGATGAAACGGACTTTGTGATCTGTTGGCTCATCGAACCTCTTGACATGCCCATATTTATTTCTCCCAATAAAATCTTCCCACAAAGGTTTTAACATCTTGTGGTTTTCAGAAACTTTCATTTCTGTAATAGCAGTTCTTTTATCCACTTCTATTAGTGTTGTAACAATCCACCCTATAGATCCTGCTGTAAGAACAATAGTAACTCCAGTTACAATATCTCTGATCCTTAACACTTCCATCTTCTCCTTGCTTGCCTTAAACGACTATTAGGGTTTTTTGCAGCTTTGGGAAATTTTTTCATTTGTCCTGCTGATCTTGCACAAAATGATTTGCGTCTTTTTGCAGCCTTGCTACCTGGTTTTACTTTGCCTGTAACAGCTGTTTTTAATTTACTTCCAGGATTATCCCTTCGATATTTAGCGACACCTGCTTTAGTCATTCCCGCTCCAGACTTAGTGGAGCGGAAATACTTTTTAGTTTTAGGTGGTTGTTTGTCTGGTTTTCTAGCCATTCAACCCTCTATGCGTAAAACACCGTGATATTATCTGCGACATCCACTGTGTACTTAATAGAAGCTCCATTATTAAATAAAACACCTTGAGATGGAACTGTTCTATCTACAGTGTCGTTTGCAGTGCCTATTGTTCTAGACTTAAACAATGTCGTGCCACTTTCTGGAGATCCGTTTATAAACTCTACATCTCCTGCTGTGCCACCAGACACCACTGCAAAACCCTTTATCCTAACTCGGTTAGCACCCTCTACGGCTTGAGCACATACAGAACCCGAACCGACAGATACGTTTGCAGCATATTGTGCAGAACAAGTAGCCGAAGTGATTGTCAAGAACAAGCTAGAACCTGCTACTGTTTCTGCTGAACCAGTAGAAGTAATAACTTCTGTTAAGGAGTCACCAAAAACATCTGTACCAACAACTGTTACTGTCTTCGCATTGTCTCCAGTTCCAGTTGTTGTTACTGTAACATTTC